CATGAGCCTAAGTTTAGCGCCGAGAATGAGGACATACGCCGGGTTATACTCTGCAAATCAACTAAGCCAGATAAACAAACACTTTCAGAGTACGAATACGAGCTAGCCCTTTGGAAAGAAGGCGGTGCTTTTCTAAGCAGATGCATAAAAATGTATCAAGATAAGTACGCCGAGAGCCTGGGTATGATCGAGTGTGATCAAGACGCCGCTCGCGAGATAGCCTCAGAGTTGGAGTGGCAAATGGAGTACGTTTTACATCAGTGTAAAAGACAGCCTAACCGCTACATGCTCGCCGCGGATTTTCGCCAGGGCATACACCGAATCTGTCTACATAACAAAATAGCTTGGTCTGATGAGCAGTACGGAAAGTTCAAAAAATACCTCGAAAGAAATCAATATGCACAATTTTTAGATACACACCCACGAACTAATAAACGACAGAGGGTGTTGCTTGGATTGACACTAGATGGCTATGTGAACGAAATTTATAAGCCTAAAAATTTAGCACTGATTAATTGTTCATCAGATAGCAACACATAGGGTGTTGTTTTACAATGGTGGTAAAACACCGATAAGTTGTTGAAATTACGTATGATACAACACTGCAACACTATATTACTTAAAAAATAATATATATATTATATTATATATATACGTATATATAAAATAAAAATTAGTTTTGGGTTTGTCAGTGTTGCAGTGTTGTAAAGGAGTGAGATTTGAAATTTGTTCTTGGGGTAGATCCGGGCAAGAGCGGTGCGTTCGTTTTGATAAATAAGTTTGAGCAGATTGTGAACACTTGGGATATGACCTACGCAGGCTCTACACTTTCTGCTTTGGCTACTAGCGAGGTCTATAGAGATGTTTCAGAGTTCGTTGAGGCGTACAGTGCAGAGCATGGAATTGAGGCTCAGTTAGAGATTTTTATAGAGAAGGCGTTTACTAAGCCGACAGATGCCATTCAAGAGGACTATATCGGCGCTCTGGAGGCCGTTTGTAGGGAAGTGGTACTAGTAGACCAAAATATCGGCGAAGGCGTTGTGAGGGCTTCTGAGGCGCTTCAGCCGGTTTTAGAGAAAGTAGACTTTGCGAGAAGGTTAGCCGCACAAGGCGGAGGGCGCGGCAGGGTTGATGGTAGAGTTGGCGTTTTTAACTATGCTAAGTCTGCTGGTGTGCTTGAATGTTGCGCTTCTTTTGGGCTTTCTTATACTTTGGTTCATCCTAAGACTTGGTGCACTGTGATGCACAAGGGCGCTGATCACAAGGCTAAGGCAAAAGATAAATCAAGGCAGATCATAGAAAGAAGGTGGCCGGAGTACGCGAAGAAAGGATCTCCGCTATGGCGTCCGAGAGGTAGGAAAATGGACGACGGCAAAATGGATGCCTATTTAATAGCCTGCTATGGACTTACGGTGTGAAGTTTGGCGTTGGGGTATTTAGGTCGCAAGTCTTTTTTGTGGCTATTTGCTCTGCACTGAGTTGGGGATTTTCCTCCAACCACCTGCGAAGCCAATCGGACCAGTGAGCGAGTTTCCTTAGCGCCTCGATCTTTTCTTCAATCGTTTTTGAGGCGTTGTATGTTTCTAGGGCGATAGAGATGGCTGTTTCAAGATGCTCTATTTGATTCATAACGCTCCATTTTCTCGCAAAAGTCTTTCATCATAAGATTTAACCGGCGACTCGCAGGCTCTAAGTTTTTATCGCGGCATAACTGCTTAAAACGTTGCCATAACTCATCGTCTGTTAGAAACGTTCTAGTAACCTTTTTTTTCTTCATTGTGTTCCTTTACAACTAAAGTATTTCCGCAGTTTCTACAGTTGGCCCAGTAGAGGCCCTGAGAAAGTATACCCTCACGGCGAATCTGTGAATGAGGGTAGCGAGTTTTGCAATTGGCGCATCTTTTTAGGCCGCTGTCGTAGCTGCGGCTAAGTACAGGTATTTTTTGCGTTGATTGCAACGTAACTCCTAATTGACTGAGGCTTATTTATAGGGTAAAAACATGATTAAGTAAATAGCAAATATATATGGAATATTTATGCAGCTACGTAAACGAAAAATGATCGAAGTTTTCTGTGGCGATTGTGATGAATCAAGAATAGTTAGATCAGATTTCGCTAAAAAGTCTAAAAATACTCTATGTAAAGGCTGTACCTCGAAAAGAGGTGGTTCGGCCAAAAAACCTAGTCGAATTACTGGTCAAAATTCAAATTGCATAAATTGTGGCGAAACATTCTGGCTGTATAACCATCTTAAAAATAAAAGAAAATTTTGCAGTCATAAATGTGCGAGTGAAAATAAAAGCCAATACAAAAAAGAATATAGGGAATGTAATAATTGTAAAAAAACGTTTTACGCGAAAGAGACACCTTTTAGTAATAGTAAAGGCTTGTATTGTTCGTTTGGTTGCCGAGTTGAGGCTCAAAAAACAGGTGTAAAAGTAAAATATAAATCTACTCTTATCGCAGCTAGGGCTAGGTATGCTGTTAGCGCGGCGTTAAAAAATAAGCGCCTTATTAAGCCTAAAAGTTGTGAGTTTTGTAGTGAAATAAAGTATCTGGAAGCGGCGCACTATGATTATGAAAAGCCGTTAGATGTTCTATTCTTGTGTGTTAAATGCCATAGAAACTGGGATGCAAAATACCCTAAAGGCGGAACTATAAAGGTTAAAGTCAATGAAAACTGTTGAAGTATCAATTCAAACGCTTGTATCCGATCCGAATAACGCGCGATTGCACAACGAAAAAAACCTAAATGCGATTAAAGGCTCTATTAAAAAGTTCGGTGTTGTTGAGCCTTTAGTTGTTCGCAGGGCGAATAATCAAGTCATAGGCGGCAATGGTCGTTTATCCGTCCTTAAAGAACTTGGTTATAAGCAAGTGCCAGTTAATTACGTAGATGTAGATGAAAAAACAGCTATTGCTATGGGCGCGGCCCTGAATAGAACGGCTGAACTTGCTGAATGGGATAAGGATGTTTTGGGTAGTCAACTGCAATCTCTTTTTGAGGATGATTGGGACGTTGAGGAGTTTGGTTTTGAGTTTCAGGCACCTACTGAACCCGGCGGCGGTTTGACAGATGAGGACGATGTACCTGAAGTTCAAGACAATGAGCTAGGGGTTAAGCGTGGCGATATTTATAAGCTAGGTGAGCATCGGCTGATGTGTGGTGATTCTACTGACAAGGCTGATGTTGACAGGCTTATGAATGGTGAGAAGGCTGATATGGTTTTTACCGATCCACCTTATGGCTTGAATTGGTCTGGCGGTACGTGGGCGAAGAATGAAAATTATCAACGGGCTAAAGAGTGGGATACTTTATTAACACAAGAACAAATAAAGTTCATTATTTCCCTGGCTGAAAACGCGGTTGTTTGGGGTGGTAATTATTATTCTTTACCTGCTAGTAAATGTTGGTTGTCGTGGAAAAAACCGTCTATTCCGACGATGGCAGATTTTGAATTGGCTTGGACTAATTTTAATAAACCAGCGAAACAGTTTGAGAGTAATCGGACGCCTGATGGGAAGAAATGCCACGCGGCGCAAAAACCTATCTCTTTATTCGAGTGGGCTTTTGACTACTTTAAACCTAATTCAGTCTTAGACCTATTCCTAGGTTCAGGCTCGACTCTCATAGCTTGTGAAAAAACTCAGCGTAAATGCTATGGGATGGAAATTGATCCGCATTATTGTTCTGTGATTATTAAGAGATGGCAGGATTTTACGGGTAAGACGGCTGAAAAAATAACCGAGCCTCACACTTGAAGCCCGGCTAAAACGAAAACAACTCGGAAATAATCCAACCAATGTTTGGCAGGGGGACTAACCCTGCTATCGGTCGTGTCGATGATATAATTAGTCTATCACTCCATAGGGCTAACGAATCATCGGCGAGAAAAAAATAGAAATATTGAAAACGAAAGTTGATGTTATGATAGCGCAAGGCTTCGATAAGATTGCAAATGTTCGAGATCCGCGCTATTTAGAATATATCAATACTCTAAAAATATTTAAGTCATTGTCGGCTCTTGTCGAAACACAGGGCGAAGGAGGAACTCGAAATGAGTGAAGAAGAAAAAAATAAAGGAGGTAGGCCCAGGTTTTTCGATGATCCGAAGAACGTATCTAAACTAGAGAACGTTATGAAAATCCTACCGACAAGACAAGAAGCCGCTAGCGTAATTGGATGCTCTTTAAAAACGCTAGAACGCTATTGCCAGTTCAGATATCCAGAAGGCGGTTATGACGCTCTAAAAAAAGAGTTTGGCGATGAGACTTTAGTTAGCCTACGCAGAGCTATGCTAAAGAACGCTCTTAGCAAGGGCAACACCACCATGCAGATTTTCTTAGCTAAGAATCTACTAGGAATGAATGACGGCGCTACTGTTAACATTCCAGATGCGAAAATCACGCTGAACTATAAAGATGACTGAAGCTATTGATAGGTCAACTCCGCACTTAGAAGAGTTTGATCCGACTATCATACCTTTTCAAATTCAAGTTATTCGTGACTTGAAACAATTCGACTATTCTCTCGGTGTTCACGAGGTCTTACTATCTGGCTCTGTGGGCTCCGCAAAATCTTTACTAATGGCTCATTTAATAATTAGACATTGCCTAGATAATAGAAATGCACGTGTGGCTATTTGCCGTAGAGCGATGCCGCAACTGCGTAAAACGCTATGGGTCAAGATTAAAGAACATCTGCGAGGTAGTAGCTTACTTGAAAACATACACTGGAAATCTAACGAATCTAGGCTTGAAATTAAGTTTTGTAACGGCTCGGAGATTATATCTCACACGTGGGCCGATGGGCACTTCGACAAGGTGCGTTCATTGGAACTATCTATGGCCGCAATTGAGGAGCTTACAGAAAACGATAAAAACGACTTCTATAAAGAGCTACGTCCTAGAGTCGGTCGAATACCTCATATAAAAAAGCCTCTCATACTTGCGGCGACTAACCCAGATAGCCCGTCACATTGGGCTTACGAGTATTTTATAGATACCAACTCTGCTACGCGTCACGTTTACTACTCACTCACGGAACAGAATCCATTTCTTCCAAATTGGTATATTGAGCAGTTAAAGAATGACCTCGATCCGAAGTTAGCAGAGCGCCTGCTATACGGGCGATGGGTCGAAATAAATCAAGATGTTGTTTACTACGTATACGACAAGGGGAAGAACTTTAGAAAGGCAGAATACAAGATCAATCCGCACCTACCCATACGTATCGCCTGGGATTTTAACATCGCAGTAGGCAAGCCTCTATCGGCTGTTTTGTTTCAGTTCAATCCTGATTTAGATGAGTACCATTTCTATGACGAGGTTGTTGTAGAGGGTATGAGAACAGAAAATAGCTGCGAAGAACTGGACAGTAGAGGGCATTTAAGTAATAAATATAGATACATAATTCACGGCGATGCTACGGGTAAGAACGCAAACACTAGAACAGTGAATAGTGATTATGACATAATTAAAAAGTATTTTGCAAATCATCCGAGTAAGCTACAGTGGGAGCTACAAATACCTGCAAAAAATCCACGTGTTAAGGATAGACACAACTTTATGAATGCGCTCTGCGAAAACCTGAACGGCAAAAATCGGCTTTTTGTTTATGAAAAGGCAAAAACGGCCGACAAGGCGATGAGACTAACGAAGTTGAAAAAAGGTGCGCAGTACATAGAGGATGATAACGATGAGTTCCAGCATATCGGAACCGCGATGGGTTACGGTGCTTGGGCCGCGAATATCTGGCAGCAAACGAAAAGACAATCAACTAGGGCTTTATAAAGGTCTATATTTTGAGTGACGTTAAGCAGTTAATTAAATTTATCGACTCACAAGAGCCGCGAATCAAACACAACGAAGATATTCTCTGCATATTAGAGGGCGATCTACTACGCTTTATAGTTGAACACTTCAAAATGGAGTTTAAAGAAGCCGATTCTGTGCATCAGGTTTTTACTCGCATTGCTCCCATTAATTTTTTGCGCCGTATTGTAGACAAGCTGAGTTCTATCTACATGGAATCTCCGAAGAGAGTTGTGATAGATGGCACCGAACAAGATCAAGAGATTTTGGATTGGTACGTTGATCACATGGAAATGGACGCGGTAATGAACGTAGCCAACGAGTTCTTTAACGCTTTTAAGTACAATCTAAATCAAGTCTATCTGCTAGATGGTAAGCCTAAGCTAAGAGCCATACCTAACGATTACTTTCTTGTTTACTCAGATAACAAAGTCGATCCAACACAGCCAACACACGTCATCCTTCCCTATGGAAAGCGTATGGTTAAGACGGATAACAATAAAGAAAGAGAGATAGATCAGTTCGTTGTGTGGACTAAACAAGAAGTATTTATAATGGACGTAGAGGGCAACGTTATGCCTTACCTAGATTCGGGCGAGTTTGAAAATCCGTTCGACGGCGCATGGCCCTTTATGTATGTGAACAGATCTAGAAACTTTCTTATTCCACCAATTGATTCAGATACAAAACGCATGAGCATTCTACTACCGGCGCTTATATCTGATCTATCATACGCCGTTAAGTTTCAATCATTCAGTATTATCTACGGCATAAATCTAAATGATGAAAACATTGTTATGAAACCAAACGGGTTTTGGACTTTCAAGAGTGATCCAGGTAGCGACCAATCACCAAGCCTAGGCCAGTTAAAGCCTCAAGTAGATATTCAGCAAGTAGTTGAGTTTATCACAACACAACTTGTAATGTGGCTTAACTCGAAAAACATCAGGCCCGGTGCCGTAAGTGATATGGCAGCCGAAACAATGGCGAGCGGTATTTCTAAAGTTGTAGACGAAATGGATACGACCGAAGAAAGAAAAAAACAGGTTGAGTTTTATAAGGTAGCCGAGGAAAGGTTCTGGGATGATCTTATTCACAAGATTCATCCTGTTTGGGTTCAGCAAGGCTTAATAGATGAAACAAGATTATTTAGCAGTAATGCAAAAGTAAACGTCACCTTTCCTGAGCAGTTGCCACAACTTCGCAGAGGCGAGATGGTATCTGCTCTTACATCAGAGGTCGATGCTGGCTTTTTAAGTAGACGTACAGCAATGCTTAAGCTTAACCCACATTGGGGAGAGGCAGAGCTAGAAGAAGAACTAATGAAAATATCAGAAGACGAGGGCTTAGGATTTGGCGAAGAATCCGACAATACTAACAGTTCCGATACCGAAAACGTTCAGTAGCGAAGAACGTGAAAGAATTGGAGAGTTAGTGATTGATCACATCATAGAGCGCAGCAAGCGAGGTAAGTTACCTGATAATAGGACTAACTTTGTACCTTACTCAAAGGCTTATGCTGCATTTAAAGGTGTGGGCCGTAGTCAAGTCGATTTAACGCTAGATGATATTATGCTGAACTCTATGAATTACATAGACAGTAGAGCAGACAGAATACGAGTGGGTTATGATTCTGGCAACCCAGAACAGGGTAAAGCAGAGGGCAATATTCGCGGAACTTATGGAAAGGCTAGAGGTAGTAAATCAAAAGCCCGTCCGTTCTTAGGCATAAACAAACGTCAATTAGAAATAATTCTAAGGCAGGTGCGCAGTGAGCGATAACACTTTTGGAGGCGCATCGAGGCGCTTATTCTTCGCTATTAAACGCGCTCTATCTAATCGCGAGTTAAGGGCTATTGGCAAATTCGCTATAGATATCATAGCTAAGAGAACTAGAAACGGATTCGGCGTAAAGCAAGCCGGAGGCCCACAGACAAGACTAAAAAAACTATCGTCTACATACATCGACTATCGTAAAGCAAACAGAAGAAAACTCGATCCAACAACAACCCCAGGTAAGAGCAACCTAACTTTTACTGGCATACTTTTACGAAGTCTAAGAGTTGTAAATGTAAATGAAGCACAACAAACTCTTGCGATAAACGCCAACAACGTCAAACGAAAAGGCGGCGTTCGCAATAGAGAGATAGCCGATTTTCAGGCTGAACAAGGACGTATATTTTTAAACCTTTCTCGTAGCGAGTTACTTAAGATAGGACAAGCGTACAAGAAAGGGTTGATTGAAAACGTTAATAAAGATTTTTAGGGAGTGAACGTGTCTGAGCAAAACCAAGAGCCCAGTGGGCATGAGAATCAAGAGCCAGTGGCTAGCGAATCTCAAGAGCCGGTTAACGAATCGAAAACTGACAGTGTTAAGTACGATACGTACCGCAAGGTTTTAGGTGAAAAGAAGTCATTGCAATCTAAGTTTGAGTTGGCTCAAAAAGAACTTGAAGACTTTAGAGCTAAACAAAAACAACTAGAAGAACAGGAGTTACAAGAAAACAATAAGTGGAAAGAATACGCAGAACGTAAAGAGCAAGAGGCTCAAGAGGCGTTGCAACGTGTGAAGGATTACGAATACAGGGAAGTTTCTTCTCGTAAGTTAGATCGTATTCTTAACGGCGTTGGCGCTCCTATCGATTCTAAGTATTGGGCACTTATTGATGTTGAGTCAGTTAAATACGATGCCGAAACCGGCGAATTTGATGAGACTTCACTTAACTCTGAGATTCAGCGTATTAAAGAACAAATGCCTGAAATCATTTCTCGTAAAAAAGATGCAAGCTTTGATCCTTCCGCGCCTAGTAAGAACGGCATGGGTAAGCTAACAGTTGAAGAATTTGCGCGGCTATCAAAGGCCGAAAAGAAAGAGCAGATTCAGAGACTAGGCAACGCTCCCGATTGGATGAAAGGCAATTTTTAACTTAAGGAGTTTATATCATGGCAGATACTAATTTAACGGAAGTCACAGGCCAGATCCAAGAATTTTGGTCACCGACTTTTGCAGAAGAACTAAGACTAAAGCAAATCATGCCGATGCTACTAGACGCATCTGATAGAATCAAACCAGGCTCTATCATTCGTCAAGGTAACAAGGTTACAGTCTCTCAGGTAAATGAGTTAACGGGCGTTAACCAAGCAGTCACAACTAAGACTTACGTAAGTGAGGCTCTTAGCGTTTCTGAGATTGATATCACAATCAATCAACGTGCGTATGCATCTCTTGAGTTTGTTGACGTTGTAGAGCTACAATCGCAGATCAACTTGCAACGTGCAGATGTTCGGGAAGCAATGATGCGCGGAATGATGAATCAAATTAACACTAACCTCTACGGACTAGTAGCTCCTACTACCGAAGAAACTGGTGTCGCCGCAGGTTCTTTCGACGCTCAAAAGCTAACTGAACTACAGCAAATTGCTGATGATCTTGGATGGCCAGAGGATGACCGATGGTTAGTAGTTGATCCTACTTACTACAAGGCTCTACTTGATAGCCAAACTCTCACTAACAACGACTTCGGCGCTACTGATCGTCCAGTAATCGGCGGCCAACTTGTTCTTGAGCGTTACGGCTGGCAGATTCTTAAAGACAATAGTGCTGCTATGAAAACTGCCATCAATGGCGGAGCAGCCGGTGTAGCACTTGCTTTTACTCGTAATTGGGCGCATTTTGTACCTCAGACAGGCGTTATTTTTAAAGCCTCTGATGCGCATAGCAACAATGAGTTCAGCATCAAGTCAACTGTTCATCAGATCTACGGCTCTGCTCTAGGTGTGGACGGAGCAGATAGACACTATGTTGTAAGATCAGGTGTGTAATAGTTGAGTTCTTTTAATCAAAACTCAGTGCTGAGGACTGTAACACGGTCCTCGGCATCTGCCTTAACTCGCTTTCTTAGGCGAGCACCTGTTGACGTTCAGATTATTCAAATAGTCGTAGAGCGTGATGGGCGGCATACGTGTTACTTTAGATCTAAAGTACCAGGCTTAAAAGAGAACGAAGACGGATCGGTAACGGTTGTCAACGAAAGTGAGTCAGAAGTCTAATGCCCGATTGCAAGAATATAAACACGCTGCAACAAAACTCGTTTATAGACAAGGGCGATGGTACTTACTGTAGACAGATCTGCGGCGAGGTTTCAGTTACCGGCATACGCTCAGGTAGCTCTACCGTATTCGCAGAAATACCTATAAACGCGACTGGCTGGACTGATCTAACGGCGAGTTTTACTGATCCAATAGTTGTATCGATTCAAAATAAATCAGTCATACAAGTAAAAGTAAACGGCGATAATACAGAGCCAGGCTATAAAGGCATGGTGATAGAGGCTGATGAAGAGAGAAACTACAACGACTTAGCATCTGGTTTTCAGATATATGCCAAGGCTTCAAGCGGTACGCCAACCCTATTTGTGGAGGCTATCGTAAGTGCCTAGCATAAACTCAAGAGCAGGTTCTAAACTTATCAGGGCTTTTCAAATCGAATGCCCTGCGAGTAGTACAGTTGATTATACTTATTCAGGTATTCTAGCCTTTCGTTCTACTAATCTCTTAGTTGAGGCTAAAGAACAGGTGACGGGCGAGGTTAGGACTTTTAATGTTACCGTAAGCCCAACGGCTTCAGAAGAACCGGACGATACTTTATTTAGTAAAGTTGGCGACAACTTAAATATTAAGTTTGAAGTTATTAAATTAGGGTCCAATATAGTTATTCGTGTGACTAACAACGAGTCAAACACAGTTATCTTTTCAGTTATTCGAGTAACATTCTAAGGAGAAAAGCATGGCTAGAAAAACATTTAACGCAGAGTTAGGCTACGCGATATCGGCTGAAAATGGCGATACGTTAGTCGAAATTTTATCAGGTAGTGGGGCTCCTGGCGGTGACGGTGATATTCAGGACAATTCGCCGGTTGGATCACTCTTTCTTTCTACGGCTGGTTTAACTTATAAAAAAATAGATAGTTTAAACGCTGCATCGGATTGGGAAGAAGTCGGCAATGTAGCTATTGATGAGCTATCTTGGAGAAATGAGAAAATAGTAGCTGTAACAGGACAAGTTGTAGCAGCTACTATTCCTACAGATCCAACGGGTTGGTCTGATAATGATTCTGGCTTAGATGCTACTAATTGGAACGTGGGCGATTATATTATAACGGGCTTTCCTAGCGCTCCGGTTTTACAAAAAATCACAGTTAAAACTTCAGCTACAAGCATCACAACAATTAACGCCTCTCAAACAATTGCTAATAAAGATACTTTCGTTACATCTGCTTACTTGCCAGATCCAGCATCGGGCGAAAATAGTGCGATAGTCCATTTTCCTAATACTGGAACAGGTGTAAAAATTGCCGATGTTGATTGGAATTTTGCCGATGGCATCAATATGGCTACTGGCTATGCCTCGCAGAATGGCACTATTTCTAATGCAGATAGCGTTAACTCAGCTATCGAAAAGCTAGACGGTAATCAACAAGATATCCAAACTGCTAGTGGACTAGCTCAAGGAGATGTTGATTATGGTACGTTTACGGGCAACATAATTCCAGATTCTTCAACTTCTAAACAGGCTTTACAGGCTCTTGAAACTTCTTTACAAGCGGCTAACTTCACTGACTCAGTTGCAGTTCCGGCGGCTACTCCTACAGCAGTAGGCCCTGTATTAGTAGATGATTTTAACTACATAGAATATGAATGCTGGATTTATGAAGATGCCAATGAAGGCAATAAAGAAGGCTTTAAGTTTACTGTATTGCATGACGGAGAGTCAGCAGCAGATGCCACTTTAGCAGGTATCGACGATGCACTACATACTAAACTTAAAAAAGGTAAAGTTACTGGTTTGACTGTTGTGCCTGTTCTTTCTGGTACTGGTGCTGCTCAGACAGTAGCAATGCAGATTACTACAACTAACGCTTGTACTATTAAAATAAGAAGGACGGCTGTACCAAACTAATGGTTGATTTAAAGAGAGCATTTGAAACAGAAAACGGCGTTATCAGCGATGATATCGTGTTGCCTGATTCAATCTTTACTAAGATCAGAAGTGCTAAACACAACTTCACAGGGGATTTAGTATCCTCTGTGGAGTTCTTTAACTCTCTTACTCAAACCACACCTAACAGAATTGCTAGAATCGATCTAACTTATGCGAATGATTTTGTAACATCTCAGACCACTACTATTTACGAGAGTGACGGTGTGACTGTGTTTCAAACTGATTCGATTAGCTACAATTATAACGGCGACGATATAGATAACATCGAGGTAACTTAGTTGTTTGGAATACTAAGACATATTCAAGGTTGGGCTAAGATAAAAGGCGGTAGTGATGGCACCTTTATAGGTAACGTCGATGACAAGATTAAAACCGTAAGCTCGTTTAGCCCTGAAGCATTAACTGCTTTTGGTAGACAAAAAACATCTGTACCGACAGTCATTTTTGAGGCTAATTTTGTTGAAAACGACGGCTCTAGGCTTTTTGATAACGATACTACAGGTGGCGGATCAGTAACTCATAACACCACATCCAAACAAATAGATTTATCATGCGGTACGGCTAGCGGCGATAGTGCTATTATTCAATCGTTTAGACGCATAAAATACACACCTGGGCAATCTGATGACGTTATTATAGTTCAAAAATTAAATACAAAAGCAAACGTCAGATCAAGATGTGGTCTGTTTGACTCATCCGATGGTGTTTATTTTGAACATGATGGCTCAACGCTTGGCGTGTGCATTAGAAATTCAATCTCTGCCTCGACTAATAGAATATCGCAGTCTAATTGGAATATAGATACACTAGACGGAACAGGGCCTAGCGGTAAAACAATAGATTTAACTAAGGTGCAAATCTTTTATATAGATTTTCAATGGCTCGGTGCCGGTTCTGTCAGGTTTGGCGTTTTCATAGATGGCGAGCTAGTTTTTTGCCATAAAGAAAATCATGCAAACGTTATTTCTGCTAGTAAGTACATGAGAACAGCAACACTTCCTATCAGATGGGAAATTGAGAACACTGGCACAGCCGCAAGCGCTACCACATTAGAAGCATCGTGTTGTTCGGTGATAAATGAGGGTGTTACTCTTAACCCGCAAACTGTTAGAAGTATTGCAAACGATAATTTTAAAAGTATTCCAAGTAATGGCAACAGAGAACCGCTTGTATCGATTAGATTGAAATCAAGTTCGGATATAGCAAACCTAAGACCTAAATCATTTTCATTTTTGAGTGAAACGGCTGATGAAATCGAAGTGCAGTTAATACTAGGAGGTAATCTTACTGGTGGATCTTGGGTGAGCGTTGATTCGACAAGTTCAGCCGATGCAAACTTGACTGCAACTGACCATACTGGAGGTATAATATTATATACAGCATTAGTCAAAAGTAAGTCAGATGCTAACATAGATCTGCCAATTACAGATGGCATTATCGGTAAAGCAATCGATGGCACTCCACAAGAGATACACTTGGTAGCCAGAACTTTAAATAATGCAGCTAGTGGTGCGGGTGCTTTAGTCTGGGAGGAAATATACTAATGCAAAAAGTTAGTTGGTCCGAAATAAAAAGCCTAGTAGATGCCGGGACGCTTCATTTAAAGCATCTTGAAAACGACAGGCTTTATAATGTCATGGGATTTGACGATACGTTCTATATATCTTGTATAATTTTAAAAGATGGCGGTGCGGATCAATTAGATTTTGAAAACAACTATAAATCAAATTCAAATAAGAAATTAAAACCAGTAGATACTGATACAGGTATGCCTTCCATATCGACTCGTAAACTGCCAGCCGACTGGTATCCTGAGTTTAGAGAAATTGAGCTAGAAACATGTAAAATGAACTCGATTCACGATAAAGATAAGAATGATATAGATTTAGGGCAACACTCGATTAAGTTCTACGATGTAAATGATGTTGAGTTAACAACACAATCCTCAATAGATACAGACTGTGTTCGCACGATGGTTAACTTCGATCCTGGCGAAGTATGGGCTATACGTGGTGCCTATACGAGACAGATCGTAGTACCTACTACTCCGATATATGTATGGATGGATTTTAAGCTAGATATGACTCACCTTGTACCTGGGCTTTTTGTTAGAAATCCCTACGCAAATGGTGGACTTAATATGGAGTTTCAAAACGCTTATGAGTCGGTCGGTGACGAAGGTGAGAACTATTCTTTCTTTAACCAGGGCGACGGCATCGAATGGACTATAAGACACGATGCAGGACTTAAGCACAGAATTAGAATCATTTATCAGTTAGGTTTTAGCGTATGATTGAGCCTAACGGTTGCGGTCCACACTATTTACCTGATTGGGCTAGGGATGATTACTTCCTTATGGAGTGTAATCAGCACGATATCGAATACTATATGGGCGTACCTCAAGATATTTCAGATAAGAAGTTTTATGAGGCTATGAAAGAACGTATTAGGCGTGACAAGAGCCTCAATTTTTGGCAACGTAAATACAGATACGCACAAGCCAGATTTTTTTATTACGTAGTTAGAACTTTTGGATTTACCAGCCATAAGGACGGGCTTGATTTATGATTACACTCGAAACCCAGCGTGTATTATGGAATAGACAAGGCACACTAGCCGATTACACTCCTATTCTAAATGACTATCAGGGCTCATCACTTGTTTTTGACTACACTGTTGGCGATTATCTCTACATAGGAACTTGGTATCCTTTTAATCACAGGCACTTTGAAATAAACGTTGCCAACACTTCTCAGGCAAACATAACAATAGAGTATTGGAACGGTCAGGCATGGGAGCAGGCTGTTGATATTATAGATTTTACAAGTGATCTAGGCGTATCGAATAGTATTCGTTGGGTTACTGATGACGACGAGCAGACTTGGAATATCGAAGAAGATACATCTGAGGATATTCCAGAACTTTCTAGCGTTCGCATTTATGATAAATACTGGCTTCGCATCTCATGGGACGCAAACCTTGACGCAACAACAGAATTGCTACATGTCGGCTTTAAATACTCCGACGATGTAGACTTGTATAGCCGCTATCCTGATTTAAATAACCAGCAATTTAGAGATAACTATCTTCCCGACCAGCCTAGAGGTACTAAATTAGACTGGAATGAACAGCATTTCATCGGCTCTAACGAAGTTATTAAAGAAATGAAGCGCCGTAGAATCATTAAATCTCAAGATATGATCCTAGATTTTGAGCTACTTAGAGATGCCGCAGTGCATAAAGTAGCCGAACTTATTTACGCAACTCTAGGAGAGGCGTATATTGAGAGTAGAAAAACAGCTAGAGAGTATTTTCAAGAGGCTTTAAACACAAGTTTGCAGCCTATAGATAAGAATCAAAACGCCCGTATGGACGCGGGCGAGCTAGTCAATATGTCAGGTAAGATGAGTAGATGAGTTTTATTTCAGATTTATATGATGCTACCGTTGCCGATGTATCGGCGGCGCTACCTACATACGATCAGATAGCAAACCTGCCTGATCCTGAAGCAAATGCAAATAATCTATTTACTAAGTCTTTTGGCGTTGGTTTTGGTCCTGGTACAAATACAAATAGGCTAACTAAGCCGAAGTTTTCTAGGCAGATACAGGTAGATATTATTCTTATAAACAAGGTCACTTCAACTCAATCAAACACTACATTTTTAAGTGATCAACAAAAGGCGATGCAAGAGGACCTTTTTGCTATAATTAGAGAGATTACATCAGGCACCAATGTAAATGCTTTGTGCCCTACAAAAAATGAATATACCGCCGATAGTGGTATTGAACTTATAGAGGGCGAGAAAGCTAGTTACTATATAATCAATTCATTATTCACGTTTGAGTATTTTGAAACGTTACCATAGGGAGTTACTACAATGGCGTTACAAACACGCAACAGTGCTTTAGCGATTAAAAAAGAAACTACTGAAGGCGTACCAGTAGCGCCAGCGGCATCAGGTGATTTTATCCCATTGCAGGATGATTTTTCTATGAGCCCTTCTTTTAACGTTCTAGAAAACGCAGAACTTAAAGCCTCAATCGGAACTGCTAAGCCTATCTTAGGCTCTGAGAATCCGACGGCTAGTTTTTCTGCATACGTAAAATCAAGTGGTGTTGAGGCTCAAGAGCCTGGATACGGCGAGATTTTAGAAGCGGCCTATGGCGGCGTAAGAACTATGGCTGCTCGAATGACTGTTGATAGTTCTACTACGACAGTTACTAGCTTTACGGCGGGCGATGTAGCAGCAGCCGGTTTAAATGTAGGTGACGCCGTTATTTTGCTAGATGCATCTAATGGCTACTCGATTCGAAACGCTGCCAGCATTTCAGGCGACGATGTTACTTGGAACTTCGAGTTATCTAACGCACCTGCTAACGGCGTTGAGGCTTCAAGGTCTGTTAACTACTACGCTACCCAAGCAGATCAACCTACGATTCAACTTTGGCACTACGTAGCTAACCAAGGCGCTATTCAACTTATGACTGGTGCTAGGCCCACTTCCGTTGCTATCTCAATTGATGCAGGCGAACTTATAAACGCTAACTACTCATTCGAAGGATTGGAATACTTCTATAATCCAATCGAGATTACAGCCGCTAATAAGTTCTTAGATTTTACAGATGACGATGGCACTTTTGCCGTAAGCGTAGCTGAGAAATACTATAAAGATCCAAACGATTTAGCATCGGCTCTTGAAACAGCTATGAACGGTGCTACTACGCAAACGCATACGGTAACTTATGTAGATCAAGGCGCAAACGCTTGCAGATTCGTAGTTGAAAACACCACGGGCGCTACTTTAAGCCTACTATGGCTCACAGGTGCCAACACTGCAAACTCTATCGGTGCTACGCTTGCTTTTGACGTAGCCGCTGACGATACCGGATCACTTAGCTATACAAGTGATAATCAGCTAGATTTATCCGCGCCTTTTTCGCCTGCATTTGATTCTGCCGACCCACTAGCCGC